AGCGTTACCTCCAAATGTTTCTTCAACTTCTGTGTCCATTAGACTTTCGTAGATATCGCGGCTCTTTTCAACAACGATCTCGTGAAACAAGGCACGAGCCTGGTCTTCTTGATCATTGATGATGTATTCAATTAGCTTTTCATATTTGTTCATAGGAACTCCTTTAATAATATGGCTTTGTGTAGTTATTTACATAACTACGCAGTTTTCTGCTTAATATAGGTGTTTTTTGAAGGATTTTGAGGAATAATTATAGGCCTAATCCGCCGGCAGCGCCAGCTTCAGGTGCAGGTTGATACTGTTTCACCACAGCTTCTAATTTCTTTTCGTGTTCAAACTTACGTACATCATTGGCCATTCTTAGTTTGTTTAAGTGCCCAAGTGTAAGTCTGGTTTTGCGTAGATCGGATAGTTTTTGCACAGAATTGTCATCTTTTTCTGTGCTGTATCCTGTAGGTGCCGGTTTGGCTAATTCTGCTAAAAACATAATAATATTATTTACCCAAATTTATCAAAGACCCGGGGTTGAGGCTACGCCCGGGGCAGTGTCAGTTCCTGCAGGAACGGCGCCCGGTGCACCAGCACCCATACCTTCTGCACCTGTGTCAGGGGGCATTGCGGCATTAATATTACCTAAGTCTGTGTCAATGCCGCCAGGTGTAATACCTGCACTACGTAGGTTAGGCGCGGCACTTGGTGCACCTTCAACATCACCATGCTCTTCTTTCCACATGCTTTCGTTTTCAGAGATTTCCGCTTCACTCATGCCCAAATAACGCTTCATCAAGTAACGTTTACTTAGATAAGGGTATTGTTCCAATTGTGTAAATGTAGCAATTCTAGAGCTATCAATATCAGCTTGGCGATATTGTGCAAAATTTTGAGGCTCTTCAAATATTAAATCAAACAACTGTCCGTCAATGTTAATGCCTCTCCAACGCATAAACATTTTGAATTCTTGGTCTAACTTGTCTACAACCATTGCTTGTAAACGTTTACAATATTGATTAAAACGCCATTCTTGAATTAATGCTGTACCTACACGTCCGTCGCTAACGCTCTGCGTACCGTCGTCCATTCCTGTTGGCAAATAGCTACTTGGAATACGCAAGCCGCGGAATAACTTGTTGGTAAAGAATCGCAAGTCTGTGATTTCGCCTAGGTTTTGTCCGCCTGGCAGTGGCTCAACACTAGATCCACGGCCGTCTGCTGTTACAGGGAAAAAGAAGTCTTCGTTTGTGCTTAACGGATTGTAGGTAGCGTCCATCATAGTAGCACCGCCGCCTGTTTGTGTAGGAATACGACGCTGATGTACTTCGTTTTTAATACGCTCAACAAATGCCATGGCCATATGCGGAGGCATGTTACCTACGTCAATTTTAAACACACGGCGCTCTGGAGCACGTTGTACACGATAGATAATAATAGCGTCTTCTAGCAATTCTTTTTGTTTGAATACTTTGAATACGTTTTCCAATACTGAGTTACCAAATGGCCAGAAAATATCTAAACCTTCTGTTAAGCTCAAATGCACCACATGTTCTGCATTAATCACTGCTTCGTTTTGTGCATGGCTAAATCTATTTCCACCACTGTATGGAGTACGTGGCTGTACATAAGCACCGTTAGGGCCGCCCACTTGCGGATGATTAGCAAAAGTGTCGCTAGTGCTTACTGCTGTTACTGTTAAATTTTCAAAGTTAGGGTTTAAGTCTTGTATAACATATTGCTCAGGCTTTTTACCTTCGCTTTCGTTAACAATAACTTTAGTAACTTTAGACATCTCTGTCCAAAACAATTTAAACGTTTCCGGGTCACGAATGAATACCTGATCGCCGTACTTTAGCGTATTACGCATTACTTTAAAAATACGCTTGTTAAGTTCGTTTAGGCTAACCCATTGCTGTAGTTGCTCTTTGATAATCTTAACTTCGTTGTCTGTGGGCTTTTCTTTAAAGTGTATGTCAAATGCTGTATTGTTTTCAATGTTCTTTTGTGTGCAAAACTCAGCTAGAATGTCCAATGCGGCATTGACTTCTGAGTCCATGTCCATTTGCTCATATTGATTGTAACGTTCAATACGGTTTGGGTGCCCGATATAAACTTCCGGTAGTGTACTTTGATAATTGCGGTATCCCGGATCTGCCATTTTAGATGGCGCCCCAGAGATAGGGCTAATGCTGTAGCCCGGCATATTACTTGTTTTAAAATACTTCTTCCAGCTCATTGTAAGAATCCGTTTAGTGTGTTATATTTACCGTAAATTAGTAACTAGCATTTAATAGGCGACCCGAAATATCGTTGCCTTCTTCAAGTACTTGTAGCATCTTTTGAGAATTTTCCAAGAAGGCCTGCTGATACGCTGACATTGCTTCTTTAAGTGCTTGGTCTAGAGTCATTCCGCTAGGACCGGATATTGCTTCCTTAATTGCTTTGCCCATCATTTCTCCAAATTCTGGACCAAACGATGCGGCTCCACCAAATTTAGCCATACCCAAATCATATTCCACACCAACGCCAGTGTTGAGAATTTTCTTCCATGTGTCTGGATCTGTAATGGTTTGTGATGTTTTATCAAATGCACCAATTTGTTCAGCAATTTTAGATATAGTAGATACATTGGTACTCATTGGGCCCATATTGTAGCCCAAGTATTCATTGAATCCGCCAAATGATATACCTGCATTAGACAAGCTAACTGGTTCTTTCTGTTTCTTGTCTTCAATTGATGCAGGATCGCCTGCTGACACTGACCCAGTTTTCTTAGCACCAGTTAATTGATCCATCGGGATAACTGCTTCTGTGCCATGCAATAGCACAGGGAATCCAGATTCTGGTCCTTCAAATATACCACCACCGGATCCGCTTAATTGACCAAAGTCCATGCCCATGTCGTTGGTTAATGCTCTATTGATACTTCCGCCACTTGCTAGTCTTTCTAATTCTGCATTACGCACTGCCTCAGCGGCGTCTGCTTCGGATTCTGCCTTTTTTCTAGCGGCAGCTTCTTCTGCTGTTTCTGCGATGTTGACACCAGCTTTACGCAACATGTCTACCATACTTTGCATAGCTTTAGCCAGCAATTCGCTGTACTTAGGTAGTGCCTGTGTAGCCAATTCTTCAACTTTAATACTAAAGTTAGTTGCGGCTTCTGTGGCTTGTACAAAACCTTTGGTTGCACCATCTGTTGCTTCGCTTTGTGCTGTTGCGGCAACACCTGACGCTGTAACTGCTTCTTCTTGGTATCGTCCGGCAGCAATCATAGCATTGGCCATGGTAGCTGTTTCGCCCACAACACCACCTATGCCCATTGTTGCGGCTTGGTTAATTGCGGCGCCACCTTCTTTTGCTAATTTTTCTTGCTCTTTGCTAACACGAGATGCGCCAACTAAAACCTGTTGTTGTATGTCTGAAGCATTTTTAGAGGAATCCTTAATGCTATCGTAACTACCTTTAACTAATTTTTCAAATTCAGCGTTTTGACTCATCATGATGTTTGTACTAGCATCAGCAATTGCTGTACCACCCGATGATACATACTGTAAAAAGCCTTTCTTAGCATAGTCCGGCATAGAGGCGTAGGCCTTTTGAAATTTTTCGGCTTCTTCCGGAGACAACTTAGCAAGTATATCTGCTTCCAATGACTTCTTCTGGGCTTCTTCCATGGCCTTCTTAGCATCTTTACCAGTTAAGTCTGCCAATACTTTTAAGTCTCTAGCATAATCTTTTGTACCTTTGGCAATTTCTTCTCTGCTCATTTTTTCAAGTTTACCAGATGTTTGTAAACCTGCCATGTACTGAGACATGATTGCACCTTGCTCTTCGTAACTGTAGCCCATGGCTAACATTTCGTTACGCAAGCTCATACCGCTCTTACCAGTAGTTGTTGCCAATGATTTTAAATTAGTTCCAAGTACTTGTGCGGCTTCTGTGCTAGAAAGACCCATTAGTGTAATTGAGTCTTTACTAGACTTCATTACGTTGGTAAACATAACAAGATTCATGCCAGCACCATTGGCTGTGTTACGCATCTCAGTCATACCACCTGCAAAGCTAGCGCCTTGGGCACTTAGATCTTTTAATGCACCAGCAGTCTTTTTAAGTTCTGCTGATAGGAAATCGTTTGCCATTTTAGCGGCTGCGGCTGCTAAGTCAATTGCGGCTTGTGCGGCTTCGCTGGCACCTTTAACAATACCCCCAATAATCGGAATACCTTCTGCAATCGACCCAAGGCCTTTGGAAACAACTTTACTACCTTGTGCTACTAAATCAATACCAGTATTAATAATAGCGGCGCCAGCACCAATCGGATCACTGGCAATCGATTCGTGAGCTTTAGCAAAGCCTAATGTTAGATTAGCGGCACTTAACGTTAAGTTCTTAGCAAAGTTTCCCAAACCTTTGGCAAATTCAGCACCTGCGGCACGCTGACTATCTTTAAATCTACGTGTTTCTGCTTCTGCTTCACGCTCGGCTTGGGCAAAGCCGGTTAATGCTTCTTCGGCATCTTTGGTATTTTTAATAAATTTTTTCTGGGCTTCGTCGGTTTTCTTGGCGTTATCTGCACTGCCTTTGGCAGTTTTAGATAATGCGGCCAGTATTTTTTGCATGGTCGCTTCTTCAGCGGCCCCTTGTATTTCAATGTCACCTACGCCAGGTACGTTTACTTTAATCGCCATAGTTTACCAAATAAATAAGAGTATATTCAATTATATTTATGGGGATCAAAACCATGGGCAATACCAATCCATTAGCCAAGCATTTCAGACAACCAGCAGTTTATATTAAACTACCTAGCCAAGGTAAATTTTGGCCCGAGGGCTCAATTAACATTCCGCCCACAGGCGAATTGCCAGTTTACCCAATGACTGTCAAAGACGAAATAGCATTAAAAACACCAGATGCACTGATGAATGGTGCAGGTGTAGCTGACACTATTAAAAGCTGTATTCCGGATATCGTTGATCCGTATGCATGCCCTACAGTGGACCTAGACGCTATTCTAATTGCTATTAGACTTGCTAGCTATGGACAAACACTGGACATTACCAGCAACTGCCCTAGTTGCAAGGCTACCAACGAAAATGCAGTTGAATTAGTAAACTTATTAGATCGTATCAGAGTATCCGAATACAGAGATCAAAACTACGACGGCCTACAGTTTAAATTCAAGCCACAGACATTTTCTGCAATGAATACTGCCAACTTAGTAGCATTTGAAGAACAAAAACTATTGTCTGTGTTTGGTGCAGAAGGCCTAGATGAAATGCAAAAGAATGAGCAGTTTAAAGCCAGCTTTAGACGCTTAACTGAACTTAGTGTGCTTACACTAGTTAACAGTATCGACAGCATTACCACAGAGGATGGGGTAGTGGTACGCAATCCAGAAGATATCAAAGAATATTTAGAAAACTGTGAACGTCAGACCTATGACGCATTAAAAACACAAATTGATCAGTATTCAAAAGAAAACAAATTACAACCATTGCGTATTAAATGCGATAGCTGTGAAAACGAATATACCTCAGACATAACGTTCGATCAATCAAATTTTTTCGGATGAGGCTTTTGGCTTTAAAGTCCAACGAAGAGCTGTTACAGTATTTTGATCAGCTAGAACGAGAGACAAAAGCCCTTAAACGAGAAGCACTAAGAATTTGTTGGCACATGCGTGGTTCTATCAGTTACGATGAAGCCATGCAACTTTCTTTCCCAGAACGAGAAGAAATAGGAAAACTTATAAGCGAGAACTTAGAAACTACTAAGAAAACAGGACTACCTTATTTCTAATAGTTTAAAGACTTACTTCGTAAGTCTGTTTCTTTCGCTGTAGCTCAGAAACATTTTTTTATTTGTTGTTGATATACAAGAGCGAAGCGATGTTAGTTTCATCCAGATACCTTGGTCACACTTTGCCCGCACAGGGCAAAAAGTGAGCTTCATCCGAGTACGAACAGTCACTTAGCGTTAGAACTATAAAGCATTACTGCTTAACACAGGCGGTTGTCCGGTACCTGCTCGTTCCGTCTTTTACAACGGCAGCTTGTTATACATACGCTAACACATATAACAAACCTGTGGATTCGCATCCACGTCTTTTAGCCTTTCCTAAAATCTTTCAAATAGCAAAACCGGTTCATAGGCATATCCGATCATCGTCCTGTTAAGGATAGTTGCTAAGTGCTCTTTACAGCGAAGAGTCTTCCGTCCCTGTGACCCGCGGTCCAGTTGTCTTGGGCATCCGTTTTTAGCCGATGCTAGCTTACTACTGTATAATTAGAGTTTGTTTTTAATGTGGGAGCCATGGACACGGACTTGTATATGTCCGTTGTAGTAATCAGCCGATTCTAATACTTTATTTGTGAATTGCTCACGAGCCTCTATATAACTACATTCTGCCTTAGATTTGCAATAAAAAAGTATTTCTCTTGTAAAGTTTTCTGTGCCTAGTGTTTGTACATCTTTGTTTAATTCTTCGTTTGAGCCATAATAAGTTTGCCAGTCACTGTCTACTTTACTGCGAATTTTTTTCTTTTTCTTATTGCCATTTTTGAGTTTAACGGTTTTGTACGTGGTTTTTGAAAATTTGGCTAGCTTTTTACCAATATACTTGCGTCCATTGGTGTTGTTGGTGATTACGTAGACAAAGCCCACGCAATCTTCCGGTAACTGCTCAACTGTGTTTCCTTGATATAACCATGTCATTGCACTATTAGTTATGCTGTTATGCAATGAAGAAATAATTTCTTATATCCTCGTCATTAAACCATTGCCATGATTCTAGTGTGCCATAAAGTTTTTCTGTCATTTGTAGATCTGCGGGCTGTTCTAGCATTTTTACAATGGCTCGTAGCTCGTGATCTATGTGTTCTCTAAAATAAGTTGGGTCTCTGTCGTTGGTTCCTGTGGTATCTCTAGTAGAATATTGCCATGATGAGAATTTTTCAAGTAATCTTTGTTTTATATTTTCTGGTAAATTATTAATTCTTAGGTGTTCGGGGCGAAATAACATGTTACTCATAACATCAACTTCGTGCTCAATGCACCATTTAAACAATCCATCTATGCTGTGTACGCTTAACGCACTGGGCACAGTTCGTACTGTAACATAAACATGTCCTGCTTTGCGATGCTTTAGAAACAATTTAATGTTTTCTAGTACCTGTGCAGTATCTGTGCCTGTGCGTACAAAATCGTTGAGTTTATCGGCGGTTTCTATGCTGATTCCTATGTCTACGTGGCGGAAAACGTTGAGTTTTTCTACTAATCCTTGATTAAAGAATGTGCCATTGGTAGTAAATCCTATGTAGATATTGGTTAAATTAGCCGCAATTAGTGCATCAACCATACGCTCAAACCTATCATTAATTAAAGGTTCGCCACCAATTACGTGTACAGCTTGTAGGTCGGGGGTAGCAGTCATAGTATCAATAACCATTTGCCATGCCGCAGGATCGTCGGTCCAATTTAGTTTAACTGGGCCGTCCCAGATGCCTATACGTTTCTGTTCTGCGGCACTGGCACTGCTAAAAGTGGGCCCACACATTCTACAGGCCAGATTACACTCGTTGCCTAAGCTGATATGATAGCTAACAGGCAAATCAAATGTATACGGGCTTAAAAATTTAACAGGTATTTCTGTAAATT